TGTCCAAGCAATTTGGAAGTCTGCATTTTGCGTATCTTCAGTGTAATTACCAGTCATTTGGTAAACTAATTCTTTGCTAAGTTCGTATAGCTTATGTTCTTTTGTCATAATATTTGTTTTTAAGTCTTTACTTTTCATAACCTTTATTTTTAAAATTAACCTCTATCGCTCGAACCATTCGAACACGTAAATATACGAAATATATCTTGGGGAGCCAATCCTCTACTAATCATACACGAATACGTTATATACAAGTGGCTAAACATCTCTTATGTTTTTAAGCATTAGTTCTAGCGAAGCCTGAAGCTCCGCCGTGTTTTTGCGAACTCACACAATAGCCACCAGATATATAACAACGTATATAAAAAATAGGGGTTGCATAGCTTACACAGGCTCGATTGCATTTCTTTAAAGTCTTTGCAATATTAAAGATTTCTGTAATTCTTATACCCCTACTTTCCATATACAAATACGTTGTAGGTAATTCAGCATCTACAACGGTTGCTGTTTATTTGCAATTGTTCATTACACCATTTTTGTACATGTGGTGGGTGGTTAGTAACATAAGGTCTGCCTGTACCTGTTTCAATGTGCATATAAGTCTGTTCTCTTTTAGGATAAGAACTACCTACAACAACGCGTATATCACATTGCTTGGTTTCTGATTTTTTGCTAAATAATTGCTTAACCCAATTCATATCTTTATTTATTTATTTAATTTTGTTGTTTATTCTGCAACGTGTCATACACAAAACGTTGGTATTAATACTAAAGTACCTGTGCAATATCATGGTCTGTTGCAGGCTTTCTATTCTTTGCAAATGTAAAACCTTCATTAGTTCTTGTTCCGTAATTGTTTTTACCAAAACTTTTTCCTTCCGCATCTTCAATATACTTTACAACATGGTCTAGGTACGTGTATTTCTTCCAAGGTGTTGGTGCAACGTATTCAAGTTTTGCTCCGTGAGTACTTATAAGTATATCACCTTTTTTACATTTACTCAAATCAACCTTAATGTTGCTAACATTGTGTATATCAAATGCTTTTTCTTTTGGTGTCATATCTATTAAATTAATGGGGTTTTTACACCCCGTTTATATTAGTAATTAATTTTGTTTGGATTCATAATTTGTTTTTTTATTAATAACCTAATTGAATAAGTTTTTTAGTTAATTTATTTTTTAGATTTTTATCTAAATTTTTGTAATGAATAGATTTTAAAATATTATTATCTAAAATAATTGAATCAAAATTTATTGCTCCACTTCTAAAAGATCCAACATTAACCAAACCAATAAACAAACGACCTATTTTGAACACTTCTAAATACTCGTTATTTTCTAAAGGATTAAATCCTTCATAAAATTCTGTAAAGATTTTTAAACACTCTATTTTCGTGCTTTTTATCTCTTTTTCATTTTGATAAAAATTATCAAAAAATATTTCAGTTTCTAAATTCATAGTTAAAAAATTAAGGTTAAAAATTAGCTTTTTTTGCCCATTGAAAAGTCTATTTTGTATGTGTTATTGTTATTTCTTATACAAAAATACATACAATTATATTAATACACAAATTATAAATAATTTTTTTTAAATTATTTTTTATTTATAAAAGCTAATCATTTTATAGTTAATGTTTTATCGTTTTTCCAATTTGGGGGGTTATTCATTACAACAGAATTATTTTCTTTAATCCATTTTTTATAAATAATTTCTCCATTTCTATAAACATAGATCTCATTCCCTATTTTTTTTGAGTACATCATAATATATTGAATCTTTTGTAAGATAGGTTGGATTCGAACCAACAATCCATTTTTATTAAAGTCGCTAAACTTTTTTTATTATGGTTTTTTAAAAATCTTTGTACTTCAGATTTTATCATAGCGTCTACCAATTCCGCCACTACCTTATAGTTTATGATTTTTTTATTTATAATTAACTTTGGCTAATATAAAGGATGGTTATTTGTTGGTTTTGATGGTTTAACACGTTGAGATTTCAATGTTTTTACCCACTCTTGCAACTGTATTACCCTTTGTTTTGTGCTCGTTTTACTCATGATTTTTGTTGTTTTATGTTTAGTTAAATATACGAAATATATATGGGGTATCCAAATTTGTTATTTATTCCTTTAGTTTACTATAAAATAATTCCTTTACACGTTTAGTTTCTTCTTCATCACCCTCTAAGGTTATTAATACATTTACTATATCCTCAATTTCATCATCTGTAAATTTAGTGTCCATAATATTTTGATATACCTCCAATTCCACTCCTAGTTTATCTGCAAAGTATTTATCTATTTCATCTATAAAATTATCTAGGGATACATTTAAGGAGGGAGATTTATTGGGGTCTTGTTCTATTCCCTCTTTTAAACCTTCCATAAATGTGTAAATGGAATAGGGCCATACTAAAATATTTATAATTTTTTCTTGTAATGTTAATTTAACTTTTCTTGTTAGGTTAATAATACCTTGTAATAAATCAACCCATATGTTTCCTAGGGCTATCCATATTGTAATAATCATTAAGTATACCATTTTATTTAAGTTTGTGTTTGTATATAAACAATTTGTTGTAAAGCATTAAAAAAATTTACAACATTGAATATAAGAAGTGGGACGGGTTGCAAATGAACTTGGTTATCTTTCAAGAGCGTTACTAGCCCATCATCTTTTGAGGATTGTTTGTAATCATTCCCCACTTCTTATATTTAATGTTGTTGTAATTAATAAAGAATATATTTGTTATTAGTATTTAACCTTTTTTACCCAACTCAATAATTTAGCATCTTTAATAAATTTATCCTCATTAAAATCCGCTAAAGACATAGATAAAATAGTTTCAATGGCTTTTTTATCCTCTAAAGTCTCCACTTCATTCCATTCTTTGTAATACTTAATTATTTCTTGCCTTTTAGCTTTTGTAAAAGAATTTGTTTCTTCATAAATTTCTCTATCAGCATTTTTTAATTCTTTACCAACTGTTTTTTTATACCCCACTCCAAACCAACCAAACCCATAAGTTAAAGTCATTAATACAAGGGCTCCAATTAAAACAATTCCTATAATTCTGAATATTTCTTTCATCTTAATGTAATTTTATAGGTGAAACAATAATTAAAGGTTCAATGTATACGGGACGTGGTTCCCCTTTTTCATCCAAGAGCATATACCAAGTTGCACTTGTAGCTGTAGGCATAAATAAACCATTTGGGTCAGCTTGTGGTAAAACAGTATTACTTCCTTCTCTATACTTATCACCAAGATTTTTCATAGGGTTAGTAAATTGTGTTGCGGCAGGTATTCCATACCCAATACCTTTTCCTAAAAATTGGCCTATCTTACCGTCCATTTCATTCATTAAATAACAATAAGTAATTAACTTTTCATTATCTCGTAATTCTAAAATCTGTTTAAATAGTTTTTTCTCTTGAAAGTTTACAATTGCAGGCATACCAATTTGGTTATTAGCTTCTCTTAAAGATTCTTTTGTCTTTTGTGCTTGTAGTTTATCAGCATCAGGTTGTGGATCATATGTATTACAACTTGTAAACAACCCAATTGAGATAATTAAAATAAATACTTTTTTCATTTGTTCTATAAATTTAATTTGCTGCTTACTCTATTCAGTTTTCAGCCTCCCTGTTTTAATTATTAATACCTAAATATACGAAATATATATGGGGTATCCAAATTTGTTATTATATACCACCATCCATAGTAAATTCTACCCCATCATCCCCTTCATAATATTTATCATATAAGATATCATCTTCCTCTATGCATTTTTCACATAAATGTTTATAACTTAAAGTATTTAACATATCATCATATACTAACAATTCAGCTTCCACCTCCGAATCTATATCTAAAATTGCCCAATTGCTATCATCACCCCATACTTTATCTCTACCCAAAGTGTTTATTTTTTCTTCTAAAAATTCCAATAATGGGGTTTCTGGGGTTAGAATAGGTTCTAAATTGGTTTTTAACCCACACCATTTGCAATAATTTATTTTATCTTCTTTATGTTTGGTCCCCATTTTAGTTGATTTATTATTCTATTGCTTATTGTTGTCCAATCATTTAATTCAATTAAAATTTTAAATTGTTCTATATCAAAAACTTTATCATCTCCTATACATTCGTATTTCTCCCCTTTAAAAGTAAATTGGTATTTGTTCATGTATTTCCTTTTTATTCAACTATTGTAGCTTCATCTATAGTCTCACATATTAGAAATTTATTATCTTTTTGTAAAACATGATTACCTCATGTTTGGTTAACATATAAACCTAATACCTTTTGATTAATATTGTTATCTTTATTTAAAAAATTATGGATAAATACTTCATTTAGTATTTTGTAGGCTTTATCACCATTATAAATTATGTTATAATTCATCTCTTTCCTTTATAACATCATCCAATTGCTGTTGTAATTTTTGGATAGTATTTTTAGTTTTAACGGATGTTGGTTGTAATTTTAACTCAAGTATCATCTTAGTAATTGAATTGATTTTCTGTAATTTTTGTGTTCCCATATTTATAGTATTAAATTATTATTTATATATTTTAAGTGTATGTTAGAGTAATAACCCATTATTCTGCAAAAACATCCAAAAGCGTTCAAGCCACAAATTAATTGCAACACCTTCAACTAAATCATTCCCTAACATCCCATTTTCTTTTCTGCTAGCGGTATATGCTATCCCCATATCAGCGTAATCACGAGATTTATCTCTTTCTCCTGATTTGATATAACATTTTGCTTGGGCTAGACAATGATGTAGGATTTGTTTTTCTATTTTTACCATAATTTTATCTTTTCTTTATCTATTTGCACTACTTTATTATTCATTTTTATTAGGATGTTACCATTAAGATGAATACCAAAACATTTTTTCTTAATATTATTATAATTTAACCAATCTCCTGTTTTTATCATATATGTTCTATATTTATTTATTTTCTATTATTTTTTATTTTTATCCCTAGTTGTAGGCAATTAAAGGCTTTCTTTAATCTTCAACAATCTAGTGTAGTCGCTTTCTTCTTGAACTAATTCCCAAGCTAATTGGAACACTTCATCAAAAGCCTCTAACTGTTCGCTTCGCCCTAAAACAACGGGTATAGAAAATAAATTAAACTCGCTTAGCTCTTCTATTGCAGCTTCTATTCCAAGTCTAAACATTTCTTCTTCCGTTTCTCTACCGTTTGTATTTTGTAGGTGGATTATTTCAATCCATTCTACAAGTTCTTCTTTTGTTTCAAATTTTCTCATTTCAATTCCGTTTAATTTACTTTCCATACACAAATCAGTTAGCCACAATTAATTGCTTCTATTTGTTTTTCAAATAAAAATCTACTTCTTTGTGGTTATCTTCCCTATCATCAAACAACCAGTTTGCAAACTCAATTAACGTTTCACGTTGTTGCTTAACATCAGTTATAATTAATTGCTCATTTTCTATTTTATCAATTAAGTTACACGCTCTTTTTTCTGCAAACTCTCTTGATACATCATATTCAGGCATATCCATTAAGTCAGTTATTATTTTTATAATTTCTTCTTTAATCATCTTTTATTTATTTCTATTGTAATATCTTCTAGCTCACACTGTAGAGAGTTTAAAGTTTCATGTAAATTTAAGTCACATCTATAATCTTTTTCTCCTCTTACAGTTACCGTTTTATTTTTGTACTTTTTTTCATAAGTTACGCAATCTTTATATAATTGTTTGAATGTAAATTCAACATCGTTATATTCTTGTATAAGTTCTTCGTTAAGTATCATTATTGTTTATTTTTAGTTAATACTACATTTAACAACTTCCATCACAAGGCGACCATCCGCACAAATCACATTCAGTAGATGAATAATAACATTGCTCATAAGCATCACCATTAACCATTTCCATACCACAATCAGGGCAATTTCCGTTTATTTCTTTTTTTATATAATCAGTTGCACTACAACACATATTTTCTATTTTTTAATTATATTTTATTACCGTCAAAATTAATTTCAACAGCTTTATCTATTTTAGATTCATCTATAATTAATCCATTGTTTAAATTATAAGAATTACCTACAATTTCAAATACATTTTTTTCAATCCATTTTTTCTTTTCCATTTTTTTATTTTTATTTTATTATTATACTTGAATATACGAAATAGATATGGGGTATCCAAATGGATACCCCGTTATTTTACTTAAAAAATTTTAATTAAATGATATTATAAAAATCTTTGAAAATGTTTTCTTAATTTATATTCTTCATCTAATGAACCAAACTTCCCTTTACTCATGTTGTCACTAAAATCATTTGATCTTTTTGTAGTTAAAGTGATATAATAACTAGCTTTATCCTCATTAAACCCACCATCAAATGAAGAAATAACAAACGAAGTTATATTTTCACCTTCACTCTCATATTCATCTACTAATTGTGTTATGATACTTTTAATTTCTTCCTTATAACCTGCTTGAGGTGTAAATATTTTAAAATCTACATTTGTAGGTTGAATATTATTAGTATTTATAGGAACTTTAATACTTTTTATAGTATCTGGAAGTTTATCAATAGCATTAAATAAATCATCTAAATTATTAGTTTTTCCCTGATATTTACTGTATGAGACATCACCCATAATCGTGAATTTTTCAGGTTCCCAATTTTCATCTATTGTGTCACTATTAAGATAAAAATTTTCTAATTCATCTTCATCCATTTCATTATTGGATTTAGGGGTACCATCAGTGTGGTAACCTAGTTTTGCTTTATTTTCTCTTATGAAACTTTGGGTTAATTTGTATTTACTCATTTTTTTTTATTTGATTTGATTATAAATATGTGGGTTTTTATTAATATTTAAGGGATTTTATATGTTTGCACTCTCCATTTTTTGCTCTTATAGAACCAAAACAATTACATTTGAATTCTTTAGTACCATCTGTTTTAATTATTTCTTTAGTAATGTATATTTTGTCATTACTTGAAGAATTAAATTTATGGGTCTTAATTTCAATCTTTTTGATTTTAGGTTTAACCCAATCTATATCATTAAGTGTAGTCTCCATTATTACAGGATCCCACCCGGGCATTATGTATTTTTGATTATTTAAAACTAAAAGTGATGGGGGAAATAGAGGATTTTTATATTCATATTTAAACCTATTAGCAAAAATAACACCTCCTAAACCTTTAGTAGGTAAACTCAAAGAACCCTTAGTATGTATTATTCTAGTTCTAAAATTAGAATGCTTATTTAAATTTGTAAATTCCCACAATGCCATAAACCTTTACTTTTACATTAGTTTTAATATACCCTCCTTTATTTTAATACAGCTTTCAAAGTCTTCATATTCTTCCATTACCTTTAAATTAGATTGTAAAGTAATTATTAAATCTTCTCGTGTTACTTCAACTTCATATATGATATCATCATCTTTAGTAGTAATTTCTACAATGGGTATGGGGTCTATATTACTATTTAAGTTTTCTAAACAAACTTCTACTATAATATCATTTAATTCCTTATTACCATTAGCAAAATCAAGATTTAAGTCTTCAGTTGTATTGTATTTTAACTTATGTTTAAATTCCATCTTCTAAAAAAATTTTAAAAAATTACCTTTGATTTTCTTCTCCTTTAATATACGAAATTTTTCCTCGTTATCCAAACTTTTAGTAGCTAATTTTTTAAGATGTTTTGATTTTTGTTTATCGTAATCCTTAACTAATTTATTATGTTTTTTATGTTTCATTTGTTATTTTTATGTAATCTTCTATAAACCCAACCTCCACTTCCATAGGTCTCCAAAATCCGATAGTATAGGGTATGGGTATTATGTAAAATTCCGTAAATTCCTTATTATATGTCAATAATGGCATTTATATTCTACTAATATATTTGTGGACATCATCTTCATCTTCATCACCTAATCCTAATTCTCTTAAACGTTGTAAATGGTAATCATCAACTTCCCACTCAACTCTATCAGTTGTACCATGGTGTTCTATATGGGATTCAATTTGTTTTTCATCCTTTTCTGTAAATATATCACCAATAGTAAGAAAGTAATGATTGTAACATAACAATTCAGTATTTTCTTTACTATAATTAGTTTTATTATTATCTTTAAAATGCAGTAATAAGGGCATTTTATAATCAAGTACTCTACGTTCTTTAAAACCACACATTGAGCATTCCTCTAATAAATACCCCTCTTCTATTAAACGGTACTTTATTTTATCTGGGGAGAAATGGACAGCTGATATCCTACCTTCTATTATGTCTAATAATGCAGGGTCTTTTTTACCATTCTTTAAAAACTTAGGTATACCTTTACCTGCTTGATTTTTGTGTTGTTCAAATAGAGATTTGTACCCGGGTTCAGTTGCATCGTAATTTTTAGCATATCTCTTATAATGTTGATATGAAACGTGAAGATATCTAGCACTTGCCATATTTGATTTGGTTTTACCCATGGCTGCTAATATCATTTCTTTAGATAAAGGTTTTCTTTTTCTCATTTAATTGGAGTTAGATTTATGCATCTTCAATCCCAAATGTAATCTCGGGGTTACCTTCGGGGTTAATATTTTTTCTATACTCATTTTCACCCATTAGGATAGTTTCATTCCAAGTGTGGTCTCCTTCTCCTTTTTGGACTGTTATTGCTCGTTTTGTACTAACTAAATTATAAGTTTCAGAGCATGATACACAAAAACCATAACCATATTTAGTTTTTCTGAGTTCAGGCATATCGTTACTACATTTAGGACAACTAATCATTTTTATATCCATTTTTTTATTTTATTTAATCTAATATTCTTGTAGGGTTTTGTTTTTCTAATTTTTTACCCCATTTGTTTATAAATTTTTGCCTAGATTCAAGTTCAATTTTAGAATAATTACCCACTCTTGAGGTTTTACTACCAAAATGATATACAGATGCGGGAGATACATAATGAGTATATCCTGCTTTAGTATATCTTAGGTGAATATCATCATCTTCACAAAACTTTGTAAAAGTATAACCATCTATACCTATATAATCTTTTTTAAACACTGCGAAAAATAATTGAGACCCCCCAAAAATAACTTTATCTTCAACTTTAAAATTATCAAATTTTTCTTTATCAAAGTCGTTTAAATTATAACCAGCATCTAATATTACTTTACCAGGGTATATATCTGGGAAAGTGGGAGGTTCGATTCGAGTATAGGATAGTACACTATTAGGTTTTAAATCACGTTTTATTTTTTCAATAAAACCTTCTTTTAAAATCATATCATTATGAAGTAAAATAATGATATCTCCTTTAGCTTTTTTAACAGCATTATTATAATTGATACCTAAAGTAACTTTATTATTATTTTCTACAATAACTTCTAAATTTTCATCTCCCCCATATAATTCTTGAATATTATCTAAGAGAGCATTTGTATAGTTTTCATTAGTACCATTTGTAGGAATTATTAAAGATACGGTATTTTGATGATTTTTAATTTCTTTGATTTGTCTATTTAAGGTATTATAATATTCGTTTTGTTTTTCTTGTTTTTTAATGTCTTTTGGGTGATATAAGGAATATTCTTCAATTTTTGGGAGATATGCAAAAGTTTTAAAACCTTTAATAGTCTCATGAACTTCCCCTTCCCATTTAATTTTTGGGTTGTTTTTGAAAATTCTACTTTGGTAATCTGGGTAGTTTAGCCATTTATGTTCATTTTCTCTCCAACCCCATTCTTGTATATGTTTATCTGTTATTCCTCTTACAGTATTAATTCTAGGGATATAAATTAAATCTACATCTTGAGATTCAAGGATGAAAGGTAAAGTTTCAATTAGGTTTTTATGTGGTATTTCATCAGCATCCAAATTTATAATATAATTTCCGGAACATAAACTAACTAATTTATTCTTCCATTTTGAGAAATCTCCATTAAACTTACCAGTATGAAATTTAATAGTAGGATTATTTTTTAAGTTTTGTTTTATAATATGGTCTCCATTTGTCTCATCATATAATACTACTATCTCATCTTGATTCCTTTTGTTTTCTTCTAGAAAAGATAGTAGAGTTTGTATTTCAAATACTTCAGTGCATACTGTAATTGCGTATGAAAGTTTCATATAACTTATTATTTTATTTTAAACATAATAAGAGCCCTTAAGGGCTCCTAACTATTCTGGGATGATTTTAATGTAGCTTAGTGCATCTATATAATCACGCTCTTCAAAGTGTTTTATTGTAGACATATCAGGTCTAAACCTTTTACCTTTATATTTATCAGATTCTCCCTCAGTAACAGGTATAGCTTTTACAGCACCCCATCTCCAATTATCTCTTCCGGTACCATCAGCAAAAACCATACCTTTATCTTCTACATTAACGGTTGAAGGCATCCAAATTTTACCTGTTGTTTCTTCTTCATCAAGTAGTGCTTTATAGAGTTTAGGTAAAATCTCCATTTGTTCTTTAAAGAAATCATTACCCTGTTTCATTAGTGAATTTGAAATAAACCCACACCCATAACACATTTCTAAAGTGATATCTTTAGTTACTTCTTGAGCATAACATGCGTCTGAGGAGCATCTTGAGCATTCTTTTAATTCATCAAAGTTCATATTATTCTATTTTTTGTAGTTTTGGTAATTGTAATTTTGGAAGTTTTAGTTCTATTTGTTTAGGGAATTCAGGTACATTATTATCTAATATTTCTTCTACCAATTCAGCCATTTTTTCATAACTAAAATTGGTTCTAGCATGGTGGCCTTGATGTTTACCTTTAATAGAATATTCTTTATATTTTTCAAATACTTCTTTTAAAGAATTACCTATATGTCCTTCATCTGGTTTAAACCATTTTGCTTCTTTGATTAACCAATTATTAGTAGCACTTTCATGTACATTTTCTAAAGTCCCAGGAACTAAATATGTAAATTCGGGGTTTAGAAAGTCTAAGTGACCTGAGAAAGAGGAAGCAATTATAGGTTTGTTTGATAATCCAAATTCTAATAGGGGTCGTCCGAAACCTTCACCTTTAGTAAAACTTACCATAGATTTTACTTTAGGGTGGTTATATAATTCATTCATTTCCGAATCATTAAGCTCCCCATTCAAAACATAAATATTAGGTAAAGTATTGGATTTTACTGATTTTCGTATCCTTTGTATACGCTTCAATATTTCGTCTCTACTCATATAAGATGCAACACCAATAGATGATTTTAAAATCAAGGCTGGTGTGTTTTTCTTGTCCTTAAAGACTTCATAAAATGCTTTTACTAATAAGGATACATTTTTTCTATCATGGCCAAAATCTCCCGACATCCAATGCCCCACAAAAAGGAAACACCAATTCTCTTTAATATTATTTAAATCAAGTTTTACATCTTTAGGTTTTAGAGGTTGGTATACATCTAAATTAGCACCTTCAAATATTACTTCAAGGGGTTTTTCTAATTTAATATTACCTATAACTTGTTGGGTTTTGGAATCCATTTTTTCATACCTTGAGTTTTCAAAGGCATATTTGGAAAAATTAGATGAAACCCAATTCATATCCATTCTATTCATACCTTCTACCCACTCTCCTTTACATACTGTAGCTTCTATACCTGCTGTACAACCTATATTATATTTCCCAATAGCTTGAAACTCATTTGGTATTGAAATCTGCAACCATATATCGGGTTTTTGTGTTAATTTATTGTTAGGAATTTGATATTGTAATAGAAATTCCCATTCTTTATGGTCTTTACAAAACCCCCAAGAGGTTGAACCCCAATTTTGGGCTAATAATTTAACATCATATTTATTTATTTCTATAATAGATTTAATTAAATCACGGCTACGGGCTGAATATCCACTATAACAATCAAAGGGAGATGAAATTACAAATGTTGGTTTTTTATTCATTAATAAATAGTTTTATGTTTTAAGAATTTTCCTTTATATTCGGTAGCATTTACAACCTCATATTTTTCCCTTGGTTTCCAAGTTTCAAACAATTCTGTGAAAGCTTCTATCACCCTCTCAGCTTGCTTTTTTGAAGTAAAACCTGCTTCATCAGATAAAGCCCAATCTCTACCTTTTAATCCTACTTTTTTTCTATCTTTAGGAGACATATTATATACCTCTTTTATTCTTTCAGCTGCATCTTCCCATTTACATCTATCGTCAAAGATATAAGGTGTTAAAGGTGAGCCTTGTAATGAACGTGAAGTTGGATAGACTGGAAAAGCCCATTCACCATGTTGTTTAAATGTACCTCTATGGTTTGAAGGTATTTCAGGAGAGGGGGTAAACCAATTACCTTCATTATCCGTAAACCTCATTTGATCTTGCATTCCTCCTGTTACGTTTGCTATTATTGGAGTTCCTGATAGAAGGGCTTCTGTAATTGTTAGCCCCCACCCTTCATTTGAAGTTAATAATATTTGGACATCCGCTAAATTATAGAGATAATTTAAATGTTCTTGGGATAATTTTTGTAATGAAAATATAATAGCTTCAGGGTAATCTTCTTCAAAAAGATATTCTCTAACTGCTTCTAAATCGGTACCGGGGTCACTTACAATTTCTGTATGTAAAACCATTCTACAATGTTGTGCTTCCTCTTTTGGTAAAGTATCTAAAAAGGTTCTAAAAGCTAACATAGCATCAGGAATTTGCTTTCTCCTAATATTTCTAGAGTTAAAAAATACTGTAAATTTAGAGTCTTTATTTTTAAGAATATTCTTTTTAAATTCTATAAACTTTTTACTAGTTTTATCAATAGGGAAATATAAATCTTCATTTAAACCATGTGGTATATATTTAAATATTTTATTTTTTCCTTTGTCCCCTAAAACTATTTTGTTAATATTTACAGTTTGTTTTGAAATACCCATTAATAAATCACAAGCTTCATAGTACGGTTGGTTATACATGGGGGCAGGATAATCATCCCAAATATTTAAATAAGCAATAGGAATGTTTTTTCTGATTTCATGTTCAATATTAAATAACCAAGTAAAATATCTTGGGTCTGTAATTAACATTAGAGCATCTGGGTTTTCTCTCGCTATTATTTCCCTTAAAATTGTAGGGTCACCATATCCATCTGTAGGATAGAGTAACACAGAAGCATCATTTAACCCAATAAATTTTCCTGTATCCCCCGATATGTCAAGAATTTTTCCTTTTTCTGGATGTTTTATAGCACTAGCTATTTGGACCCAGTTGAAGTGATGAGAGGTATGAAGAACTATTTCTTTTGCAACAGTTGCAACTCCAGAATGTACTCTAATTAAATATCGTCACAAATGAGCAGTATCTTTTTACGATACCTTTGCTCGATGTGACGAAAATGGGCTTTTTGAATGTTAGACATATTGGTTTATTATTTGATTTACTAATTTAATTTGTTTATAATTTATTCTAATTAATTTTATATTATTTTTTTCACAAAATTGGTTTTTAATATACAACCTTTTTATTTGGAACCCCCGTTATGGTTAATAACTTTTCTTCTAAATTCTTCGTCTCGCATAAATAAATCAATTGCCCTTTCAGATAATTTTTGGAATGTAAATTTTCTTTTGATACATTCTATTTTGAATTCATCCCAAAGTTCACCATCAATTTTTACACTTGTTAGTTTTTGTTTACTCATAATTTTTTATAATTTTTTGTTTATTATATATAAATATACATCTTTTTAAGAATTTATACCCTTATCACAATACTCAGTATTTAGGTAGGGACAAAAGGTACAACCAAATTTTGAAGGGTTAGGTTTATATATTTTTTCTTTTATTTTCCCTTCATATGTAAAGCATTCAGTAATAAAATTATCAACCATATCAATTGCCCTCTTTATGGAAGTTTTCCCATGAGGTGGGGTAAAGGTTTGTACTCTATAAGCTTGATGGGGAGACATTAGTTTTTCATCATCCCAATCTAACACTTTTCTTTTAACTATAAAAAATTCAATATCAATATCTTCTAAAGGAATATTATATTGTTCTGAAAAGAATTGTTTATATAAAAGAAGTTGGGCATGGGTTGTTTTATCTTTCTTTTTATAATCTCCCCAAGCCTTAGTGCTGGTTTTGATGTCAATTATTTTGAATTTATTTGTTTTTTCATTATATATAACGACATCTAAATATCCCATATATAATACGTTAGAATACATTTTATTTGGAGATATTACGATGGGTATCTCGCAACCAACTAAATGATAACCACGTTTACTAAAATATTTACTTCGTTTCTTTTTGAACCAATTTAAAATACCAATCCCATCTTCAAAAAACTCTCTCATTTCCTCAGCTGAGGAGAAATGTTCATTATTATTGGACTTATACTGTTTTTGGTATTCGTTTATGAAAGCAGCTTGAAAGTTATCCTCTAGGTTAATTTGATCGGCAACAGTTCCTGATATATTATATAATACACTTAAATACTCCTGTATTACTTCGTGAATAGCTGTACCAAATACCGTATGGATAGAGGAAGTAAATTTTCTTATCTTATCCTTATATTGGAGTTTCCAACGATATTGACACCCCCCATAAATAGACATCTGTGAATATGATATATTCTTTTGATAACTATAGTTTACCTCACTAGGTGGGTTATTTTGTATTTCCTTTACTATTTTTGGTATTTTCTTCGACATAACTTGTTTTTAATCTCTCTACATATAAGGTAGCATCCATTAATTCCTCTTGGAGATGGGCTAACCAGTCTAAGAAATTTAAATCATTCCTCTCTAAGGTTGTATTATATTTTTTAATTCCTGTTTGAGATCTATCTTCAAACTTTTCTTTTACAGATTGAACATACTTGTCCTTTTTAGGGTTGTTAGTTTTTTTATTCATACCATTATGTATTTCCCTACTATCTATGACGTCATCTAACTTATTTAGGTAATATTTATCTACTGAGTTACCCATTGATTTGCTTTTTTGGTATGAAGGTTTTATTTAAAATTGTAATACGATCTTCGGCATCAACTAACATACGAAGGGCATCTTCGGCATTTTTATAAAAGTCCTCAGTGGAATGATCTCCAATTCCAGAGGCATGGTTAGATAATAAGTTTAAAGTTAATTCTGCTTTTGCTTTATCAGCTTGAGCTGAAGTCATAAGCATGTTGTAAAGTGGTGACATCATTTTAATAATTGTTTTAGTTCTTTTTTATCTATTCCTATATCAGTTAATATACGATTTATTTGTGTCTTATCTAAGAGGGTTATGTACTCTTTTGCTACCTTACTTGAACATTCAAAATAATCTTTAATATATATTACTAAATCTTTATTAGGTTGTTTTACCTTAGATTTAATATATTTATTCCATTTATTATTTTTAGGGATATATTCCCTATATATAGAATAAATTTGTTTTTTATCTTGGGGTGGTAAGGATTGTACTTCATTTACCAATTCTAAATAATCGAGGTTTTGTGAAAGGAATCGGTGTATCATATATGAATTCCAAAAATCCCAATCTTTATCTGTGAAAGAACCGACTGGGGGTTTGGTTGTATTTATACATTTGATCCAATCAAATATATTTTTCATCTAGCAAGTCTCGTCTTTAAGTTCCTCTCTTAAATCTCTTGGGATTGAATCTTTTAAGATTTTTTTAGTAGTAGGATCAAAAAATACGGGGATTGGTAATAATGCATCTTCATCTG